TCTTTCGTGCCTCCCACCCGAAACCATACTACATACTAAAACAGGGAGGTATTCTTTATGCAGCGTTTGAAAGTAACCGAGCATCATTCAACACTGAATGATTCAGAGGTTGTGCGGGTTGACATTCTGCATCCTGACGGAGTTATCTACTCCGTAGTGGTGCATCGACTCGCCTCACAACACTGTGTTGTAGTTGACCTAACATGTAGTGCTGATCCACCGGGAATCTACCAGCGTCTCGAAAAGATCACAGGGATATACGAATGAGGATGATCATTGACAGTGACGAGTGGTGGCCCGTGTGGTCTTTAGAGGAATACACGGAACGCACTCCGTGGGAAAAAGAGCGAGACTTGTACAGACAAATCGTAGAGGTTGACGATGAACTACGCAACCGTGCGGATAAGGCGAAGGCAGAGTTTCAAGCTGTGCAGAAGATTCTGCATGAACTTGAGCAGTCTGCAACCCCTGGTTAGTAGTTTCCCTGGAAACTAGAAATCCCCTTGACAGCTAGGCATAGTCCTGCTACCGTGCGTGGCCTAGATACCTCCCTGGTTCTAGGTGCATGCGGGGGTGGCGGGACAGCGTTGAGGTCGCCACGGCTTACAATGTTACAACCGTCACCCGCCGCAGCATATTTCTTGGATGCCCTCCAAGAGAAAAGGTAGGCGCGTGGAGCTTCCTGTCTCCCTCCCCAATAAATCGGGTAGACTCTCCCCGGCTTCCGCGCCTACCTATCTTTGTAATCTAACAAGGAGACGCAATCTTGCGTGCAGTCGCGGTACTAACCGCACTCGCCGCTGTGCTGGTTTTGGCGGGAGCGGGACAAACGAGAGACACACAGGAGAGTAAGAAACCAGTCGTAATATCAAAGCCTGATCGTTGCCCGGATGCAGTCCGGGCAATTGTGTATTATAGGTCAGAAACTTGGGAGCATCAGGACTTCTTAGGTGAGCAGAGATACAGAACTAATCACCCTGAGCGACTTAGACATGCGTGTGGTTATAAGCGATGGTCTGCGGAACGTTGGCAAGGCAGACATACCAAGTACCACAAGATTATCAGCAAGCTCCAAGACCACACCTTCGCTATCTGCTATGTCTTTGGTCAGTATTGCAGGCAGGCGCTGGCAGTTGCCCGGTGTGAATCAGGACATTCTTATTCTATCCATGCTCAAAATGGGCAGTATCTAGGAATGTTCCAGATGGGTTCTAGTGAACGACGAATCTACGGACATGGAGATACCGCGTATGAACAGGCAGTTGCAGCACACAGGTACTTCGTTGCATCAGGTAGAGACTGGTCGCCCTGGTCATGTAGGTATGCAATATATTCGTAACCTACTGTGCTGGCTAGGCTGGCATCGTTACGAGTTCAAAGATACCGCAACCGCACTTGTAGTGACAACGTGGTATCGTTGTCGTAACGAGCAATGCACGCATAGTCGGACGTGGCGAGTGGTCAACATCGAAACGCGCCATTGGTAGAGAGTGGAAGCTGCCTCCGCAATACCGGACGAGGAATATTGCCCGAGTTGCGGGGAGTGGGTAATCTATCTCAACTTCAACTACGAACACGGATGGTGCAACGAGTGTACTCAGGCAGAATTCCCCCAACCCAGGTGTACTCACTGTGGGACTGTGTTAGAGAACGCGCACCGTACTACATGCCATACGTGTCGGCAAGAGCTATGGCTAGAACGTCATGCCGACGATCTAGAGTACCTAGTTGTATGCAAGGGGTATACCGTAGCTCAGGCAAAGATAGAAATCGCACGGATGATTCGCCCGATATGTCAGCACTGTCTCAAACCGATAGTCGGAGCGAAGGAGGGGGCACTGTTTCATAGAAACAAAGAGAAGTGTCACCAATCCTACGGGCGATTCAAAAGGCTACAAAAGCAGGGCTTGACAATCCAGCAAGCCCTTGCTAAAATCAGGGAGGATCTAGATGACACAGCTTCTACTGGAACCTTTGATAACTGAGGAACGCTTTGAGCCGAGAGATTGGCAGAAGCGTGACCTTAGCTATCTCGGGCCTATGCCCTACTCTGCGAACTGGTCGCAGATGGGATGCTACAAAACTTCCACCGGCCTATGGCTGTTGGAGAAAAAGAAAGTACGTAATGCTTTGATCATTACGTCCAAGGTCGGGAAGGGTTCCTACTTCTCAGACTTCTACCGTTGTCTGCCTGAAGCGTGGCAGTTGTACAATGTCGGGATCGGCAAGACTACCCTCCGTATCAATAACTTTGAGAAGAAGGTAGACCTTGACGAACTTCTGACTGTGATTCAGGTAGGTAAGCACAATCATCCTAAGGTGCTGCTTATCCACTATGACGTGCTGACAAAGCGTGCAAACGATAACACGGCAGCGAAGGATAAGAACGGACACGGGATCGTAGATAAGCTGCGAAAGATCGAATGGGATATGATCCTGTGTGATGAGGCGCATCGTCTCAAGAATCCTGATACACAGTGGACTAGAAACATCAAGCGTCTGAAGGCTAAGAACAAGCATATCATGACGGGTACAGGATTCGTGAACAATCCCTCAGAGATTTGGAGTCTACTGAACTTCCTCAACAAAGACAGATGGGGTAGCTATTGGGCATTCCGTAACTACTTCTGCAATGACGTGATATCCCCGCAGGGATTCAGGATCATGATCGGTCTGAAGAAAGATAAGGTTGAGGAATTCCGTGATCTGCGGAAGTCTCTAGGCCCACGGCATACGATGGCTAAGGTGCATCGTGGAATCAAAAAGCCTATCGAGACAGTGCATGAGGTTGAGCTAGGCGCAGTGCAAAAGAAGATGTACAACGAAATCAAGACTGTGCTGCAAACTATGGATCAGCAGGGTATCACGTTGCAGTCGCCCAATGTCCTGTCTCAGTTGAATAGACTCAGGCAGATTTGTGTGGCTACTCCGAAGGTGCTGAATCGTACCTTCCAGATCAGTGCGAACCGCATGGTCTACGATATCGAGCTAGTCGAACCATCCAGTAAGTTGGATGAAGTCATGACGATCCTCGGAGAGTTGGACGAGCCTGATCAGAAAGTCGTAGTGTTCTCCAACTTCAAAGATCCACTGAAGCTACTTGAGCGCAGGCTAGACAAGGCTAACATTCCGTACATTCATATGGAGCAGCACCACAGTGAGGGACAGAGGTACAAGCTGTGGCATGATGACTTCAGGAGTGGTGATGCAAGAGTGTTCCTGTCTACCCTGGCGCTAGGTGGAGAGTCGATCAACCTCTCTGCTGCACAGTATCTGATCTTCCTGGATAGATCCTGGTCACCAAAGGATATGATGCAGGCAATCGGACGAGTGTATCGTCCGGGTCAGGAAGGTGCAGTTGAGGTAATCTACATCAATGCGAAGAACACAGTAGACAGTTATATCAAGGCACGTCTAACAACCAAGAACAACTGGTTCCAGGAGATATTTCATGACGAACATTAGTGACGATTACAAAGACCTAGAGGGAACACTAGCTGACGGATTAGAAGATGAGACGGAACATGCGGCGTTCCTAGAGCGCCCGATCAGGGAGTACCCGCCGATCATGGATGACCTGCCCGACTCCCCACCCGACCGACAGGAGGAAGGCCGTTGCTCTGAGTGCGGCCGGGATCTTCACGGGTATAGCGGGCCGCGTTGCCGTTACTGCGATGGAACGGCCGAGTGATGCCTGACCCCACTCCCCCACCCGAGACGGACGTGGAGAAGCTGGCGGAGGCGCTGAAAGAGGAATCCGAGACGGTCGGAGCTGTGCTGTCGCTGAACCCGACACCGTTTCAGTTAGAGCAGGCGAGCAACTTCATCACTACGACTGTTCCTCGCGCCGTAGACAAGCTCCTACAGCACATCGAGACGCTGGCGCGGGAGCGGGACGAGGCGCGAGGGCTTCTAGATGACATCGCGGACGATGACGACGAGGAGCGCAGACTTCGCCAAGCCGCCGAAGCCAAGCTCACTGAGGCGGAAAGATTCATAGAACATATGGATATGAAGTATCGATACGACGAGTGGAAGGGAGCGGAGCATGGCCGTTAGACCAGTCAATGCACCACCGTATGATGTTGCAAATTTCGACAAGCCATTGCGGGATGCGTTTCCTGACAAGAATGGTAACCCACGTCCTGTGTACTCAGGGCAGCATGGTGCATGGAAGCGATGGGTTAATGGTGAGCTAGAGTTTGACGGCAAGGGTCTGGTCGATGCAGTCAAGACCAACGCTACTGATCTAAACGGAACCAAGAACGATGTTGGTGAACTCAAGGCTACCATGAAACTCCACGATGACAGACTGGCAGCGTTGGAGGCGCGGCCACAAATCCGCCCCTTTCCATAAAGGCGTAATGATCGCGTGGGGGTTGTGGAATGGACAGTTTACCCCGCACCAGCTAGCAAACAAGGCAAAGGACAAAGGCTACAAGTGGCTAGCCCTTGAGCTAGACGACGTACAGACTGGCGCATACAACCAAGCTATCTGGCCTGCGGTCAGGCAAGAATGTCTGAACGTGGGTATCGTACCGGGTGTGTGGTTTACTGAGGGTGCGAACATATCGCAGACACCGGCCGATGCAGAGCTAGCCATCGCGGAGTGTGAGGGGCCAGGGGATTACAACGGTATCGTTCAGGCAATCACGTCGAACAATCTACCCCTGTGTTCTCTTGCGATCTGTACCAACTTCAACGTTCCGCTAACTACTCCGGCGGGTGCGCCGGACAAGGATGCGGCACAGATCCTTATCGATGCGGGTTTCTCATGTTTGACAGAATGCTATCTCGGAGACAACATAACGGCTACTCCCCCCGAACTAGATTGGCTAGGTTTTAGATGCGGCTGGCCGGGAACTCAGGCGGTCGCGGGGGTATACAACTATCCAAAGGCAGCATACGATCAGTGGAACGACTGGCCGTTAGTAGATTATCTCGGGGAGAACGTGTTGTAAGGTAACCCCTTGACACAGGCGCGGAAATCTGCTAGTGTTCGCGTTCCTGTAGAGACGAGTCACTAAGACTCAGTTAGGACGGCAGCATGTCAGTGCAGGTGGTTTCGCGTCCGCCCGAAATCCCAAGTAAGTGGGATATCATCCCCATCCACGGGTCGGACATTGCAAGTTACAAAAGATGCAGGCGGTATTGGGACTGGACTAGTCCTACCCGTAACAACCTCCGCAGGCGCGTGGAAATCTACGGTATCAACTTCCCCCTGTGGTTCGGCACGGGTATCCACTATGCGTTGGAAATGTACTACGATCCCATCCTCCAACGTGATCCTGTTGAAAGCTTCAAGACTTGGTGGGAGTTTCAGGTCAACGGCGGTATTGTCGGTGAGGAATGGCTTGATCGTGTGTATGACATTCATCCTCAGGCTACTCCTGCCTCTAGACACGTGGTTAATGGTGATCCCACGTATGACCAGCCTACATGGAGTGTGCGTGGTCTGAAAGAACTCCTGCCTATGCCGGTCGATGATGAGTTTGAGAATCACTACGACCTCGGTGTGGGCATGATGGAATTCTACAGAGAGTGGGCACCTAAGAATGACGACTTTGTTACAGTCGCTGCTGAATCGACTTATTCAATCCCGCTTGGTTTTGATTCCATTGATCAGCGCGAGGATTCTCCTAACTATGGTAAGACTCTTGAAGTCCATGCAAGAGGCAAACGCGATGCCGTCATCTACTTCCCCGACCAAGACAAGTTCGGAATCAACGACCACAAATCAGCGATCCGAATAGACGACGCCTACTTCGCAAAGTTGGAGAAGGACGAGCAGTGCAGTAACTACCTGTGGGCTACGATCCAGGAAGCTGCACTATATGATCTACCGTGGCGGGATCATATGGTAGATCGTGTGCTGTATACCGCACTGCGAAAGAACTTCCCTAAGCCTCCGTCTATCACTCAGCATGGTTGGCCGTCTCTCAATAGACAAGAGGAAGGCACGACTGCTGAACTGTTCCAGGAACTGATAGTCAACAATGAGAAGTACGGAGCGTGGTTCAAGACTAACGAGAAGGCACAGAACTACTACACCTGGCTGTGTGAAATGGGTGATAGTGCATTCATCCAGCGTGACCTTGTTACTCGGAACCAACATGAGATTCAGAATACAGGATTGCACCTGATGATGATCGCACGTGAAATGTTGAACGAGCCTGCGATCTACCCAAACCCCACAGGTGAGTTTAGATGCATTCAGTGCGCCTTCCGTGCGCCATGCATCGCAGCCGACGACGGCTCAGACTGGATCGGCATGCTCGCAGACGGATATGAGCAGAATCGTGACCGTTAAGAACGAAATGAAAATCGATATCAAGGTAGAAACGGATGAGTTCCGTTCAAGGCTATGGAATCTTATGGTCTTGTTTGAAGATGTAGCTAAGGGTATAAAGCTATATCTTGATAGCGAGGCGAACGTCGATGATCGCTACGAACAGAACCGCGACCGATGAGCGTTCACAGTTTGCTCAAGAAACTGGACGAGGACGCCAACGTGAACGAATGGCTTGTCCATGTCAATGGTACTGAGCGCGATCTGACAGATACCATGATAGCGATGGTCGGATCGATGGAACGTATTGCGGACGGGCGCAATCCCGGAGGGTGGGCTAACCTATCGCGTGAGGAAATGACGATTATCGCACGCAAGGCAGTAGACTCATTGAAGGACAAGCTTTCGTGAGCGCGTTTGAAATCATCAGCAAGGATGAGTTTGAAAAAGGTTCAGGCTCCGGTGGCGCAAAGCTTCCTACCGATACCGCATCCTCGGAGGGAGTGGACACACGTGTGTCCTTCCCGGAGCCTGAGCAACTTTCACTTGAGACAGAAACGTGGTGGTGCGGGTTCTGTAAGGGATACTACATTCGTGAATACCACTTCGGAGAGGAAGTGTCATGAGTCAGGTCGGTAAGCCAATCAAGGTCACTACGGTGACTCCGAAAGAGGAACCAGTCCCGAAGGTTCCCACTCCCACGCCGGTTCCCGAGCGTGAGCCTGTTCCTGCATAATCATGCCTAAGTCAATCGGAAATCCTTATGATGCTGAACTTAGGCGACTACTCGATCTTGTTAAGCGGGGGAAAGCTACTGTACCTACTGTCTCCACTGCGACTTCTATGGTAGGAGACTTAATATGGGACTTCGAGATTGTTGAACACCCTACGAAGGGTACCGGGGTAAATGTTCAGTATCTAGAGGATGCAATAGTGGCTGTACTGAAGGGTTCGGCAGTCGTTACTGGTATCCAGTCATGGGTAGATTTCCCCGTAACTCCACACGGATTTCCGTCAATCGGGCCAGGCATTCAAAAGCACACGGTCGAGATTACTGTCCTGTCTCAGCATAGGGTAAATCAGGGGCAGCAGGGACAGTTGCAGGCGTGGCCTAATTTTACGCAATTCCTATCGTCCATGCAGGCAATGTCTAAGACGCTAGCATCCAATCCTGAATATGGCTTGGTTCCAAAAGAGCCGAAGGATATCGGTGCTGGCGTCGAACCATACACGGGCTATCGTGATTTTGACTTTGACTCGGATACTCGCTTGCTGAAGTCTCGCAATGGTACGTTTTGGGATGAGCGTGAGAAGCTGACTGCACTGTGTAACAACAATCCGTTTTCATCCCATGATGCCCCGGATCTACAGTGCCACTGCGGTATCTATGCATTCAAGAGTCCGAAGCACAGTGAACTTCAGTATTCCAGCAAGAATATCTGGGGTGAAATCTACATGTGGGGTAAGGTGTACATCTGTGAGTCTGGATACCGTGCAGAGTATGCCTATCCCAAGACTATCTTCATCCGTGACTTCGGAACCAAGGTGATTCGCCGTCTGCGTGACGAGCTAGAGGAACGCTACGGCGTGCCTGTGTTCCTGGTTATCGAGCGTGAAGGGAAGTTCGCAGAAGATATCATCGCTGATCAGCTTGAGGCTTTCATGATTGGTTCCACCACAAAGACGGAGGGGGGTGAATAACATAACGACGGTAGCCCAACTGCGGGAAACGCTAGGGGCTAAACCTCCCGCCGAATCAATCACGTGGCTCAATGCCATGTTCTATGGTGAGCCAGGTGTAGGCAAGACTCATTTGCTAGGCACTGCGGCCGATGAGAAAACTACGTCACCGTTGCTAGTCATCGATATCGATGGCGGTATCGCTACGCTCCGTAATCGAAAGAACGTTGACGTTGTACAGGTCAGATCGTTTGACCAACTGATCTACGTGTACCGTGATCTGTTCAATGCGATCCCCTCCAACGGTTCCAAGTTTCCATACGGTACTATCGGGATCGATACCCTGTCAGAGTTGCAGTTACTGGATCTGGCAGAGGTTATGCGGGGATTCGCAAGGATCAATGATAAGCTGGACGAGGACATTCCCGACCAGCGTGGGTATGGTAAGTCGGGTACGCATATGCGTAAGATCGTACGTGCGTTCCGCGACCTACCTTGCAATGTAATCTTCAACTGTCATGCTGCATCGGATCGTGATAACAACATGCGTATGATTCATTTTCCGAAGCTGGTCGGGAAGTTGAAGATTGACATTCCGGGATTCCTTGATATTGTCGGACTCTACAGAGCGGAGGCAGATGGCGACGGCGTGAACAGGATCATGCAGTTCCAAAAGACTGAGACTGCAATCGCTAAGGATCGCACAGGCGCGTTCGATGCGCTTGAGTACAATCCAACCATCCCCGGCTTGTGGGAGAAACTCAAGTTGAAGGAGACTGAATAATGGGCTTTGATGGATCACTCGACCTTACTGGTTCCGACCCGACTGCTGTAGGTTTTCCCGCAATCCCGTCGGGACTGTATGAGTGTCACGTCGCAAAGGCAGAGTGGAGGACTACCGAGAACATCGATGGTTCCAAGAAACTGCCGCATGATACTCCGTACCTCTCGCTTGGCATTCAGGTCAATGACGACGAGGACGAGCGCAACGGCCAGAGGGTCGCAGGTGTGTATGCAGGATGGGTCAATCTGTTTGTCCCGCCTGCGGACTACGATGCAACCAAGGCACAGCGCATGAAGAACGCAATGGCGAACTTCCTTGAGGCAATCGGTGAGGACTGGCGCAAGAAGGGTTACAAGATGCCCGACGCGGATTCACTCGTCGGCATGCCGCTCACCGCTGTGGTTCGCAAGAAGTTCGACAAGTACAGCGAGAAGGACGTAAACGAAATCGAGGGGTTTAAGGTCGCTGGCATGGCGGCTAACCAGCCCGTCGCTGGCGGACTCGTCTAACTCAAGACAGTGGAGAGGGAGGCTGCGAACCTGCGGCCTCCCTTGCTGTCTCTGCACTCATGAGCGTTACAGAAGATCAGGCTACTCAGCTTGCCTTCTTTGACTACCTCTTTTCCAAGGATCAGGGGTATGTTGTCATTGCTACGACCAGACCACCAGCAAGACGTGACACGTTCAAAGAACAATACTTTGAGTGGCCTGCTCAGAAACAGGAGCTACTGGACTTTGTAGATAAGGTTGCGCCGTCGTACAATGTCTACTTCTGTGTTAACGTGTTCTCTGTGCCTAAGAGACTGCGCGAGAATGTCATTCCACAGAACCTTGTATGGGCCGACCTGGATGCGTGCCGACCAGACCAAGTAGACATACCGCCACAGTGTGTGATCGAATCGTCGCCGCACCGCTATCAGGCTATATGGCGGTTGGATCAAAAGATCGATCCGCTCATGGCAGAGAACTACGGAAAGCGGCTTGCATACCACCATGCCGATCTAGGTGTCGATAAATCAGGATGGGATGCGACTCAGTTGCTCCGTGTCCCTGGAACGTACAACTTCAAGTATCAAATGGATGAGGCTCCCGAAGTGGGCCTCGTTTCTATGTTGGAGGATCTACTTCCGATTGACGTGTTTGAGGCACTGCCGCAACCGTCAAGCGATGAGGTCGAGATTCCCGACCTGGCTATCCCCGAGCTAGGGCAACTCCCTTCCCCCGAGCAGATCATCTACCGATACAAGGATGCACTGAGTCAGACTGCATTCGCAAGGTACTACTCGGAGGAACCGAACAAGGATTGGTCTAAGTCTCTGTGGCGATTGATTAACACCTGTATCGACGTGGGCATGTCGGCAGAGGAAACGTTTGTCATCGCCAAGAACTCAAAGTGCAACAAGTATGACCGTGACGGTAGACCTGACTCCCACCTGTGGCGCGACGTTCTCAAGGGTGAGCGTCAGTACAAGGATATCGCTACCGTACTAGAGGACAACCGTGTGCTACGCATGCCTGCACTGTTGTCTACCGATGAGGAAGATGGATTGACGGGCACAGTGATAGATGACTATCTCGATTGGGCTACTGCTGCCACCGACGCTGTGCCGATCTTCCATGAGATTGCATGCACGATCCTACTGTCAGCACTTATGTCAACTACGCTGCGCCTGCCGACTTCCAATGCCAGGGTGGTACCAAACTTGTGGGCGCTGATATTGGGTGACTCTACGCTGACACGTAAGACGACCGCTAGCGATATGGCGATGGACTTCCTCATGGACATTGATAAGAACATGATCCTGTCGGGAGATACATCGCCTGAAGGACTCATGCACAATCTCTCGCTCCGTCCGAAGATGGTTTCTATCTTCTACAGGGATGAGATAACGGGGTTCTTCGATGCCATCGCACACAAAGAGTACCTGCGGTCGCTTCCTGAAATCATGACGAAGATGTACGATGTACCGAAGTACCTACCTCGCACGCTCAGGAAGGAAACGTTTGTAGTATCGGAACCTATCTTCATCTTCTTTGGTGGTGGAGTGCCCGACAAGATGTATTCGCTGGTTGAGGAAGAATTCTTCACTAGTGGATTCATGCCACGGTTCCTACTTGTGGAAGGTAAGGGTAGTATCGATAACGTTCGACCTACCGGCCCACCTGAGGAAATGGGAGTGGGCAAGAGAATCCAGTTGCTGCAAACCTTCCAATCTCTGCATACCATGTACACAGCAGAGCAAGTAGTTGTCACCCTGCCGGATGGTCAGAAGATGCAGACCACGCCGGATATCGAGGTTATGTTTCCTGGCGCTGTGTGGTCACGTGCGGCTGAGATTGAGCGCAAGCTACTGAAGGCCGCTCACGACTCGCCCGAGTCAGGGAAGGCACTGCCTACGTTCTCACGTATGTACGTTTCTATGCTGAAGATGACCATGTTGTTTGCGGCGGCAAGGCAGGAGCCTACGGACTACAAGGTTATCGCTAACATGAACGACCTTCTCAATGCCGCGTGGTACATTCAGCGATGGGGGAAGGATATCGTCAACTTCATCGCTAACTCAGGTACCACAGGAGACGAGACGAAACTGCGTACCATGTATCGAACCATCGAACGGCATCCTGGTATTGCTAGGTCAGCACTCATGCAGCGTCATAGGCTCACAGCACGTGAAACACAGATGCTAGAGGAAACGCTTGTGCAACGCTTAATGGTGCAGGTCACTCCTAAGGGACGTGGCAAACAATACTGGCCCATCGGGAGGTAACATGAACGAGGATCAGGAACGGATCATGCAGCTAGAGCAACAGCTTGAGTTGCTACAGAGACAGCGCCAGCATGAATACTACGAGCGCAGTCCAAGCATGTTTGAAATGGTGCGGAAGTTCCATGAGAAGTTCGGACTTGAGATTCGTGACAAGCCTATCGGCTTCTCATTGGAGGACGACGATCACGTGCAACTGTTTGAACTCCGCAATGCACTGCATTTGGAGGAAATGCGAGAATTCCTTGAGGCATGGGAGGGAGAAGATTTGGTAGCATTCACGGATGCTATCTGCGATCTGATCTACGTCCTGTGCGGTACTGCCGTTTCGTTTGGTATCCCTCTGGATGCATGCTTCGCTGAAGTGCAGCGTAGTAACATGAGCAAGCTAGGTGAGAACGGAGAACCTATTGTCCGCAGTGACGGTAAGATTCTGAAAGGCCCGAACTTCAGTCCTCCCGATCTACGAACGATTATCTATGGTGCCAACGAAGAAGCAGATTGACAGTGGTAGTTACAAACTCATCGGGGGCGTATGGCACAAAATTTGCAAAGGGCCATCGCATGATGAGCCGACGTATCTGCCTGCGACTCCAAAGTATTTCTACTTCCTCAACAAAGGGCCACGTGCCCTGCGACCTATAGCCCGATGCCGTCTCTGCCATCATTGGGCACGGCTCAAGAATCCTGGTCAGCTACAGGGACTCGTTCCGGTTGCCGACGTAGCTCCGTTCTACGTGGAGGTAGTGAATCGTATCGGTATGACAGAGCTACACAAGCGGTCGGGTCTATCGCTGAATCATATCAATGGTGTCCTATCGCGCAGCTACAAGCATGTCAGGAGGGCACAGGTACGTAGGCTCATGCTAGAGCTAGTCTCCATCCATCGTAAGAAAGAATACTCGATTAACTCTCAGGCACGATGGCGTGCGGAGCGACGTAACAACACAGGTATAGAGACGTGTCCTAAGTGTGGTACCCCTAAGAATAACTACACGCGGGGTTGCCCATCCTGTAGAGCTAGGCTGTATGATAGACACCGCAAAGGTGGTATGCCTACTGAGGAATACGATAGGATTAGAAGGGAACTACTAGACGATGAAGCGGCATAACACACCCTCAAGCAATACGACGTGTCTGGTTGTCCTGATTGTGACAATCATGACCGTTGTTCTAATGTTCCTGGGATTCTTTGATTCCTGGCAATAGGAGGTATCATGCGTATTGAGATTTATAAGAAGCGTTGG